AGCACAAGTAAAATTAGCAGAAAACTTAGCAGAACAAGCCAGGTTAGAAGAAGAGAACCTAAGATTACAAATTTCACAAGAAAGTAACTACAAAAAGCGTGAAGAACTAGAAACTTCACTTGCAGAGGCCATTGCTACTCGTATTGATGCCGAAACTGCGTTAGAAACACGTAGATTAGATGCACAACGTATTACTGCAGAGTTAGAGAACGAAGAAATAACTAGAAAACAGACTATTAGAGATAAACTAGCTGAAATGGAGCTAGAAGACATAGAAAATGAGTTTGCAAAAGCACAGGCCGAGTTAGAAGCCGCACAAATTAAAGATCTAGAAGAATTAGATAGATTAAAGGCTACTGAAGAAGAGAAAAAGAAAGTAAGAGAATTCTATGCTAAGAAAAAAGAGAAATTAGACATAGAGGCTGCTAAAGCAGAAGAACTGTTACAGAAACAAGTAACTGAGAATAACTTACAGTTAGCAGCAGGCGCATTTAATGCCATTGCTACTCTAGTTGGTAAAGATAGTGCTGCTGGTAAAGCTGCCGCGATATCTGCTGCGACTATTTCCACGTATTTAGGAGCACAGAAGGCCTATACATCTCAAATGACACTAACACCTGATTCACCTATACGTGCTGCCTTAGCCGCAGGTGTAGCTGTTGCAACTGGTTTAGCAAATGTAAAAGCTATTGTAGCTACTAAAACACCAGGACCATCAACAAGTAGTGGAGGAACTCCTACTGCACCTAGTATACCTAGTTTTGATCCAACTGTCGGACTTGCAACCGCAGCAGGAGATGCTGAGATAGATAACACTGTAGGACCTGGCCAAGGTTCATCAGCAGGTGGCAATGGTGCAGTAATTAGAGCCTATGTAGTTGCAGAAGAAATGACAACACAACAAGAGGCTGACGCAAAAATTAATGACCTAGCAAGGTTGTAAGATAATACATTATGAAGAAAATAGTAGAACTTTTAATTGATTGGGATGGCGAAGAATTCGGAGATGAACTAATGGTCGATGTAATGTCGCTCGTAGATAAGCCAGCAATTGGAATAGATTGGATGGCTTTTTCAGAACAAGAATTAGAATTTAGAGAAAACCCAGATTGTCCAGATGGATTCGAACATCAAATGCCTGATGGCAGTTATATGTGTGGTAAAGAGCATGGGTACCATAAGTTTGTAGAACCTAAATCAGGAGAATCAGAAAATGATTTCATTGGTAGATGTATACCAGTCTTAAAAGGTGAAGGCTATGACGAAGATCAAGCCGCTGCTATTTGTTATAGCTCATTTGAGTGTGAAGACTGCTTTGACTTAGAAGATGCATGTTGGCCTGGTTATGAAGCAATTGGCATGAAAGACAAAGGCGGTAAGAAAGTACCTAATTGCGTACCAATAGAAAATGCAGAATTTTTTAACGAAGATGAAAAATCATTTTTAAAATTAGCTGCAGAATTAGGTGAAGAAATAGACTGGCAATTTACTACATACATTGATGGTACAAAAAAAGAGTTTAGTACAATAGGTGATTGGGTTGAAGGTGTGCAAGGTTTAGATATTTTATCTAGAAGAGGACTAACTGGAGAAATGCAAGTAAAATACAGATACGCAGGACCACCAGCACAACGTAACTTTTGTAAAGCAATGCAAAGATTAAATAAGTTGTACACATACAAAGAACTACAAGAAATGGGTAGCCGAGTTGGTAATGGTATTGACAGCGGTAGTATGTCAATTATCAAATGGCACGGGGGCCCAAATTGTCGTCATTTCTTTGAGAAAGTACTAGTTAGTAAAGATGGTAGAGATACTGTTGTTATTTCAGAAGGCAGAGCTAGTGGAGATCTTGGCTTACCTATGGCAAATAGACCTAATGGTGGATATAATATGTCATTTAGATTTTCTGCAGATGATGAAATGATAGTAACAGGACCTGCGATGGTAGCACGACAACTTATACTAAGAAAAGATGAGATGGGTAATCCGTTTCACGTATACTTTAGTAAAGATACTATTAAGAAGATCGCTAGAAAGTTCTTCGAGTATAACAAACAAAACAATACCGATATAAATCATGACGATAACATCAGTACTTCTAATACTCTGCTTGAGTCTTGGATTGTGGAGGACCCAGAAATGGACAAATCAAAAGCTATGGGCTTTAATGTTCCAGCTGGAACATGGATGGCTTCATATAAGATCAATGATCAAGAAACTTGGAATAAAATTAAAAATGGAGAGCTTAACGGTTATTCAATCGCCGGTAACTTTCTTGAAAAAGCTGCTAAACTATAATGGACGAAATCAAAGACTCAGTTGCGAATGCAACAACACTTGCGGGAGCGGGAGCTGTAATTGTAGACTGGAACATGGTCATGACAATGGCTCTACTTGCAACAGGGATAGTTCTGAATGTTGCAAGAATAATTGAGATAAGACGTAGAAAGAAAAAAGAGGACTAGTAAGCGCCCTCTAATTCTTTTAACTTTAGTCGTCCGTAAATATCGCCTGTAATTGCTTTATCTAAGAAGTTTGCATGATAAATCATCTCAGGACTATCTTTACATTCACTAAATCTCTTATATTCGTACCAATCACGTAACCATTGAGCGTTTTTTTCAGCTCTATGTATATTGTTAGTTGATTTAATAGCAACAGGTACTAAGCAAACGTCAACGTCAAAAACATCAGCGGCTTCTTTTACAGCTAACATTACTTCATTACCAATACCTTGTCGTTTAGTATTAGAAATAATACTGTATAAATCTACGGTATTTTCATCAAGAGCATTGACTTCTAGTGAAAACTTTGGACTTTCAATAATTAATCTTAAGTGTTGACCATATTCTTTTCTCCATGATTTACCTTTATATGCTGCTAGTATAAAGTCAGATTCCATAATTAATGGCTTTATTGTTACGTCTTCGAATTCTTCTTGTAGAATTTCACGTACACAGAAAGCATATAGCCAAGCAATTTTGTTTGCCGGGTTTTCTAAAACCTTTTTAGTTGAATAAGTCTGTGGTAAATTTTTCATAATTTTAATTGTTTAAATGATTAATATACTACCAATATACGAAAAATATTTGACATAAAAAAATATTTCGCGGTTTATTTTCAAAAAAAGTTAAAAAAGAGGATTAATCTGATTTGCTAACCAGTACCAACTAGATTTAGGAGACTGTATTGCTCCTGCTCTAATAAGCTCATTAATATCCCATCTACAATCTTCTTTAGACTGCGACGTAGCCTTTTGCAAGTAATTAAAATGTAAAGGCTTACCTTTACTTGAAGCTTTCCAACAGTTTCTAAGAATGATTAACTGTGAGTGTGAAATTCTTTTGTCATCTAATAATTTACGTACGCCTGCCATAAAAGGATCGTACTCGGGTATGTGTATTATTTTCATATTGTTATTTATTATACCCATTATACTAACTTCTGTCAATTTGTTTCAAATACATATTTCTAAGTGTCAGGCATAGGTCTGATTAAACTAAATAAACTTATACAGTATATGACAGTCGCAAACGCAATTAGCAAGCTACGAGTAATGCTCGGCGCTGCTACTGAAGAAGTTAAAGAAGTTGTGGAAACTAAAATGGCGGAGGCTACTTTAGTTGATGGAACAGAAGTGTACACTGAAGGTGAATTACAAGCAGGAGCAATCTTATTTGTAAGAGCTGGAGAAGGTGCATCAGAAGATCCATTCGCGCCGGAAGGCAAACACGAAACAACTGATGGTTTATTAATCACTGTAGGTGAATCTGGTGAAATTACTAACGTTGAAGAAAAAGGCTCTGAAGAGTCAGTATCTGAAGCTGAAGAATCTTTCGAAGAGGAAGAAGAAGTAATTGTAAAAGAAAAAGATTTTGACGTAGAAGGGTTACTGGAAGGTATCGCTGGTATGTTAGAGCCTTACACTGAAGAGATTAAAGAACTTAAAGAAGAACTTAGTGTTTTAACTTCAAGATTTAACGAAGTTGCAGATGAACCTGCAGCAAAAAAGGTTGCCAACACCTTCTCACAAGAGGCACAAAACAGAGCTACTACAGCTGAAGCAAGATTTGAAAGACTTGTTTCTTTACGTAACAGCAAGAAATAACCAAAAACAATTAAAAACAAAAACAATTTATTATGGCATTTGATTTAACAGCACTGTCGGTTTATACCGACGAAACTAGCCAAGATTTAATTGCAAAGGCAGTATTAGAAACTGACTTAATGTCTTATGTAGACTTAAGATCAGGACTTTCTGCTGGAACTGTAGCACTAAATCTTATGAGCGGTGACTTAAACGTCGCTGACCTAGCTTGTGGGTGGAATCCTTCAGGTGATGTAGATTTTTCACAAGTAGACATTACTATTAGAGACAAACAAGTAAAAATGGACTTATGTCCAGAAGACCTTAGACAATACTGGTTAAGCCAGAGAATGTCTGCGGCAGCAAACCAAGAGAGTGTTCCTTTCGAAGAAGTAATCGCTGATTACTACGTGAAGAGAATCTCTAAATATAACGAGTCTTACTTAATCGATGGTGACGGTACTGGAACTGGTATTAAAGACCAAGTAACTGGCGCTAACGGTGCAACAGTATCTGCAGCTCCAGCAGCATTTACATTAGCTAATGCAGTAGAGCAAGCGTTAAATATCTTTGACGCAGTTAACGAAGCATCTAAAGATCGTGACGATTTAATTATGATAATGAGTCCCGCGAATTTTAACATTTTAAGAAGAGCATTAGTTGCACAAAACTATTACCACTATGACCAAGGAGACGGACGTTCTTTCGAACTTCCAGGTGCTAACATCACAGTAGTTAAAACTTCAGGTTTAACTGGTTCTGATTACGTAGCAGCAGGTCCTTCTTCAATGATTGTAGCAGGTACAGGTTTAGAAGATGACATGTCAACAGTACAGTTCTTTTTTGACAAAGGACAAGATGTTGTAAAATTCATCGCTAAATGGAGATTAGGTGTAGCCGTATCTCAAGTAGATCAATTCGGTACAAACGGATTAGCATAATTCAATAACTAGGGCCTTCGGGCCTTAGTTTTAACTAAAAAAACAAAGTATAAACTATGGCATGTAGCAATTTAACAGCAGGGTTTACTCTAGATTGTAACGACTCTAATGGTGGTATTGATAAGATCTTTATCGCTAACGGACCAGTTGAATCTATTACACAATCCTCAGGAACTATCTCAGCAATTACTGTTGGTGGTTCAGCCCTTGTACCTGGTGACTTCTTTGATTTTGACGTTCCAAGACAAACTAGTTCATTTACCGAAACTATAAATGTATCTCAAGAGAATGGTACTGTATTTTATGACCAAGCTCTTACAATGATATTCAACAAAATGGAAGCTGCTAAGAGAGATCAGATTTTACTGATGGCTCAAGCAACAAATATGGTTGTAATATTTAAGGACAACAACGATAAGTACTTTAGCGTTGGTGTTGAAAGAGGTGCATTCATGACAGCAGGTTCATCAATATCTGGTACCGCTTATGGTGACAGAAACGGATATGAATTAACAATTTCTGGAATGGAAGAATCTCCATCATTTGAAGTTACTGGTAGTATCGTCGAGGCTTAATAATCGACACTATTATATAAATAAGAAAGAGACCTTAACGGGTCTCTTTTTTTTTGAATTACAACTTGTAGTCTTTTTATATTTCTAAGTAGAAACACACATTATACAGTATGACGACAACGATAACAGCAGAAGAAGCATTCTTTTTCATTAATAATCCTACTTCAGCACTAGATCTTAACGACACATTCACGCTTAAGTCACAATATTCACAAGAAATACTAGTAACTGTAACATCTGGTAACTGGTCAATTGTTAGCGAAAACTCAAGATACGCAGAATTTATGGTAGACTTACCAGCAGATTTTGAAGATAAACACTATAATGGTTATTATACATGGGCATTAGGTCCTTATACTGACATTGTAAAAATAATTACAAAGCCTGGAGGTGATACTGGTACGGTTGATTATATCTCAGATAACGAGAACCGTGAGGCAGATACATACTTTAGACCAAATTATTAAAACATAATATGAGAAACACAAACCCAGAAGGATTATATAGTATTAAAGGTAGCAAATTCGAAGCGCTAGACTTACCTGTAATCCAAGAACAAAGAGGAAAAGACTACATTAAGTTTGGTGTAGACAATCTATTCCCACAGCAACTAATTGGCTTATACGATAGTTCTGCAATGAATCATACATGTATTGACGCTATTAAAGATGGTATCTTTGGAGAAGGTATTGTAGACTATGGCGGAGAATACATTAACACTGATGGAGATACTATTGACGAGATATTCTCTAGAATCAGTTTAGACTACACATTATTTGGTGGTTATTCACTAAACATTATATGGAATAAAGAAGGTACAAGAATCGCAGAGATTTACCACTTACCATTTGCAAACGTAAGATCAGGCAAGCCGGATGAAGAAGATAACATACATAGTTACTATTATTCATCTGACTGGTCACAGATCAGAAAATATAAGCCAGTAGAATATAAAAGTTATGATCCAACTGATACTAAGAAAGATAGCGCAAGTCAAATCTATTATTGTAAAAACTACAACCCAGGTCAAGAGATCTATCCTTTACCCGCTTATATTGGTGGTGTTAATGATATTCAGCTTGATGCGAGGGTGTCTAGGTTCCACAACGCAAACATCTCTAATGGACTCGCACCAAGTATGTTCGTCCAGTTCAGAAACGGAATACCAAATCCAGAAGAACGTAGAGATATTTATAGAGAAATAGAAGATACATTCAGTGGAGAAGAGAATGCTGGTAGATTCTTCTTGGCTTTTTCTGAGCCAGGTAAAGAACTGCAGGTGACACCAATCGAGAATGCTAACGACGATTACTACTTGACACTCGAACAAAGAATAACGTCACGAATCCTTACTGCACACCGTATTACTTCTCCACTTCTTTTAGGTATTAAAGATGGTGCAGGTTTCTCTAGTAACTCAGACGAGATCATTACATCTTACTCACACTTTATGAATACTGTAGTAAGACCTAAACAATCTAAAATTATTGACACATACGGTTATATTCTAAGTCTTGCAGGTTTTAATGTTAAACTAGAAGTAGAGCCAGTACCAATGATAATCGGAACTGAAGCAGATGATCCTGCTTTACAAGAAGATATAACAAATATAGCAAACGACTAATATGGCAAATACAGCATTACTGGTATCAGAACAAAGAATGAAACAATGGACTCAGTTAGACGACAATGTTCGTATGAATGAGATTACTCCATTTATTATACAGGCGCAAGACATTTACATGCAGGCTACTTTAGGTACTAAATTATACAATAGACTTAAAGCAGGTGTAATTGCTGATGACTTAACAGCTGATGAGAAGACATTGCTTAATGACTACATTGGGCCAACTCTAATGCAATATAGTCTGTATTTAATGTTACCAAGCATTAAGTATAAGATAGCTAACCAGGGCATACTGAATGGCACCACAGAAGAGACTTCACCTACTACGTTAGATGAATTACAATATATTAGACAATCGACATTAGATACTGCAGAATTTTACAATAAAAGATTAATCAAATTCTTTTTTGATAATCCAAGTATGTTTGCAGATTATACGAATCCAGGTACAGACGGAATGACACCAGATAAATCTAATCCTTATTTTAGCGGATTAGTAGTACCTCACTCAAATTTAAGATATTATGAAGAGAAATACGGAAACTGTTCGGACTGTGGTCCTTCCACGACAATCGTCGGCGACTAAGCAGAATATTAAAAAACTAAAAGTTGCTCTTAAGAAATTAAACAACTCTAACTAAAATTATATTTCTAAGTAGATGGATATAAAATCAGTACTAAAAGACTACGTAGAATGTGCCTCAGGCGGTGCAGTAACTACTCCTACC